TTACTTGTTAGCGTAAACCCGTGCAACCCTCCGCGCCAACTCCATATCATGCATCTGCACATAAATGCTTGAACTGGCAAGCGATGTATGACCCAAAGTATTCATCACATCAGCTTGTGCGCCGCCGCTATTAATAATTTCGTGGCCCTTGCGGTGGCGAAAACTATGGCAATTAACTGTCGCAATTCCGGCTCGGTTGGAATAATGGCGTAACATCTCACCTACTCCCTTAATTGTAAATCGTTGGCCTACTTTTTGGCCGGAGCAAGAAATAAAAAGGGCGCATGGATCTATTTTAAACATTTTACCGCCAATCTCTTCCCTTTTTTCAATCCACTTCTTAAGCGTCTGGTTTGTTTCTTCCGTCCAATACAATTCCCGGAAAGGTTTAAGCCCCCGTGATTTTTCAGTTTTGGCGACTGCCCGGTAAAGAGTAATGCTCTCTTGGTCTGTTGGCACGACGATTGGTTCGGGTTGGACTTCATCGCAATCCAAAGCGCACAATTCCCCGTTTCTGGCACCGCTATCCCAATACATTTTAATCATCGCCAGATTCCTGATGTGGCGCGGGTCATTCGTATCCGTCGGAATCACATCCAAAAGTTTTGAATATTGGCCGTCATCAGCCACCCGCGGCAAATTGTATTCCTTTCTTGGTATCTCAATAAACCACGGATCAAGAGCTGACACTCCTTTCTTTTGCCAATAATTAAAAAATTTGCGCAGCGCGATCGCTTTGGGTATGAATGTAGCTTTTTTACGTCCAAGCTTTGATTGAAGAGCAAACCAAGATGTAATATGTTCTTCGGTTACCTCTTCAATTTGCGCGTCATGCATATATAGACAAAATTGGCAAAGAACCAAATCGTAATTTTTAACAGTTAAATCTCGGATTCGACTGTATTGTGCCCAGCGATTAAACTTTTCTATAGCTTCGGATAACATCATAAAAAACGACAAACCGCCGAGATGAATCAGCGGAATGCCGTGCGGAAAATTCCCGCACTTAAAGTGTAACATTTCCGTTGCTCATCTCAATCTGGGTTTTCCCCAGATGATCCCTTTCGGGACAACGTTAATTTATTAATTTGACAATTCTATATCATTATTTTTCAACTTGTCAATGGTGTGCCTGTTGACTAAATCTTTTTTATCTGCTTTAATAAGCATAACCTTTTCGCAGAGGCATCCCAAACCGATTTCCACCCGGCAGGCATTTCTGCGAGAATGCTTGCCAAATGAAAGCCGGTTTTAACTTAAAAAATATGAAAAAACTAATTTTGCTTTGTTTGTTGGGTTTATCGATGGCAGGATTCGCTTTCGCCTCCGATCGTTATTTAATCGACAAAGAAGGCGCAGTAATTGAGTGCGAAAAAATCGACGCCAACGATTATTATATTTCGATTAATTGTGTAGGTTATGTTATCGATTTAAGCTCGTTCAGATCGACAGAAGAGTCTATGGTCAAACCGCGACCACTTGCCAATTTCAATGATGGGAAAAAAACGGAAAGAGATATCGCCTGCTTCAATGACCAATCTTTGGTTGCAGGTAAATGTTATTTTAAAAAGGATTTAACCGACAAATTCTGCCAGAACATATTTGGCATAAATTCAAGGCTTGATGAAAAATCAAAGAATTGTGTTTGCAGGGTCGGATATTCGTTTCAGGTAAGTTCGAATAAGATTACTACTTGCAGAATCGCACCCATCACGAAAACTTCCGCGGCCGTTTCAACTTTAAGTTCAACCTCAACCGAGCAAATGCAAAATCAAATAAAGAAGCTTATTGAAATGATCAATAAACTAAAAGCGCAGTTGGCGGCAATGAAGAAATAAAATCAATGAAAATCAGATTAAAACAACTCATGCTATATTTTTCTCTTCCGATTTTTGTTTTGGTCGGCGTCTTGGTTGATAAAATTTTTCATACCGTTGATGCACATTTTTTGATAGTTGCGGGTTTGATTGCGTATTTAATCGGTTATATCCTCGGAGATCTTCACGGTCTGGATAGAGGGAAGAAAGGACAAATCGAAGAAATCGAACAATGGGAAAAAATCAAGAAAGCGAAGAAAGAAGAAAAAAGATGGTTGAAATCATTGCTGGATAAATCCTAAATATAAAAAGCGGGCTGATTGCCCGCCTTTTTTATTCAATCGCTTTACTGTATACATCTTTGGAAATTAACTTTTCATCATACAAATCGCTCAAAAATGATTCGTATTCATCCTTGCCGACTTTGCTTTTGTAATTTCCCAGTATCGCCAGTTTCTCTTTATTTGTTTGTGCGTAGGCAATCGATTTGAAGATTGCACTCCCCGCCTTTTTCAGGATCTCTTTTTTGAATTTAGCCTTGATATTTTTGGCGCGGTTTTCTTCATCCTCGGTTTCCGGATCGTGGCCGAGAATATCGCGCACCGCGTTATCGGCTTCGGAATCAAAATCAAAACCGGCTTTATCTTTGCGATATTTGATCGCGTAATTATTGATTACGTCCTTTTCCTGCAACAACTCGCGCGCCCGCTGTTTGTCGCTCTCCTGTTGTAATTTATTTTCGCGTTCCACCTGTCCGTAATCCGAAATTTTGAAAATTCGATTGATCCCGGGAAGCAATTGCATTGTTGATTCAAAGGTGGTGTTTTTAGCCGGGTCATAAGTCGTGAATGCCGTCAAACCGTAATTATTGGCCGTCCATTCAATCATTTTCTTGGTCGATGCCCATCCTCCCGCGGTAAAAGTCGTCTGATCGATTATGTTGCGTCCCCGGTAATCATCGTAGGGATTTTTTCCTTTGGCAAATTGTATCCAATTTGCGCCGGTTGTGATTGCCGGCGTTACTCCCGGACCGCGGCCAACCATAAACCCGAACAGATCGGCAAGTAAGCCAGTTGCATCTTCTTCATTTTTGGGAGCGGTGATCATCTTCCAAAATAACGCCGAATATACTTGGCCGAATTCATCGTGTGGCAAGCGCGCATAAATCGCCTTGCCAGCGGAATCTTCCCCTAATGGAATAACAATATAATTGGTTTTGTCATACTCGCTCATTTTTTCAAATTGGTCTTTTATTTTTTGGCCGAATACCCCATATAGCGCCGCCGCCATCAATAATTTTGGCAATATATCGATCAGTACGGTTTTGGTCCAATATCCGCCGCGGGTTTTGGGATCGGTTCCCAGCTGCCAATCGCGCTTCATACCCTTGATCATGATATTCGAGAACAACCAAATCTCATTGGAAATCGCTGTTGCGGATCCCCGGACTTTATAATTAGGCGTCCCTGTATATGTACGAACATTATGCGCCAATGTTTTGCCGCTTTCGCCATATTTGGCCCGCAACTCTGTACCGGCGATCTTGGACAAGACTTCCAGGGTATTTGACGCAATACTCACGCCTTCGAAGAAACTGATGATCGGGCGCGCAAGCACAAACCGTTTTGTCCGGCTGTCCTTTTCCTGCAACCCAAAGCGCCGTTCAATAATATCCATTTCGTTTTCATTGGAATACGCATTTCCCGATTGAGGAGTGGCGATCATTTTTCCCTCCACCAGCGGTCGGGTTTTTTTGTCGAGTTTCCCGCGAGCAAAACGATAGGCTGACGGTAGCACCTTGCCATAAGCTTTGGTTAATTCAATAATACCGGCCTTAGGAATCGCTTTGAATGTCGCAGACGCATCTCTTTTAAGATTGAATATCGTAAACCCGGCGTTCCAAGTCGTGAAGAGCGATTTGGTGATATTATTCACAAACACAGTATTCATAATCCTGCCGATCAAATTAACGGTTGCCACCGATTCCCTGTTAAAGATTTCCGCGATCATCGGGTCCACATCATAGCTCGCCATGCGGCCATTTTCCAGCATTTCCAGTTTTTCTTTGCCTTCCCCTGCCTTAAAAATCGATAGCCGCTTGTCGCGAATCGCTCTCGACTTGGAAATTTCATCCGGAAAATTTGCCGCCAAAAAATCACGCACACTGTTTTTAGCTTTTTGGATGTTGTTGAGATTATTGAGCGCCGCCGTTGTTTGGATAGTGGAATAATACGGATTTTTGATTTCCTTGAATGTACCGATTTGTTTTTTAATCGTTCCCGAAATACGATCGGTCAAATGATCTACCACTCGGAAAGCGGCATAGTTATCCTTGTTTGGCAAAAGAACCTCTTTGAATGTTTTGTCGTTGATCGTCCCCACCCGCGCACCTTCTTCCACCGCCCTAAACACTATCTCGTGAAAGATTTTAGCCTTTTCTTCCAACACCGCAAATTTTTCCGCGCCGAGGTTCTTCTTCATAAACTCCAGTTGCTCCGCCGCCAGTTTTGGGTCAAAACCGCCAGGATTTGCCTTGTCAAACCGTCCCATAATATCGCGATTCAATTCAAGATAATCGCCGAAATCCTGATCGTTCAGTCCGGCCGCTTTCAATGATTCGGAAATCTTGCTGTTCATTTCATCGATCATCAAATAATTGTCATTTTGCATATATGACAATTCTTCCAAAACATAACGGGGGTTCTGGTCTTCGGGAATGATTTTTCCAGCTTTTTCCGCTTCAGAGACCTTTTTAAGCAATGGAAAGTTTTTGTCATCGATCAATTGGACAAACCTCGTCCAAAGATGCTTCTCTCCAGCTTCGCGCTTGGCTTCATATTGTTTTTCCAACTCAATCGCCCGCGCTTGGCCCGCGTGCATCCGTGCTTGCCGCGCCAAGTAAAGCTCTTCTTTGGCGCCATGCAATAAATCCTGAATCGCCCAATATGCTTCGTGCACTTCCGGCTTGTTATTCAATTCCTGGAAAAACAATTTATAAAAGGTCGGCGCCTTTTCTTCCAAAGTTCCCGGGCTATTCAACAAAACTGAAAGCGCATCGGCGTAAAGCTCCGGCGATGATTTGCGATAGGCCATAAAATCCGCACTTGGATTATCCCCCAGCGGGCGCCAATAAGTAGAAACATCCCATAGCTCCTTTCTTATCGTTTCATCTTTGATAAATCCTTTCTTTTGGATTTCCTCCTCGATCGTCGCGCGGGCTTCGTCGTTGATTTCTTTTCCAACAATTTGCCGGGTGTTTTTATCAACTTTTCCCGAAACCCATTCGCCAAATGTGATATTGTGGCGGCGCAAGATATGCTTGGTAACCCGATTGCGGATCGCCTGCTTGATCTCATCGGGAAATCCGCCTTCTTCTTTGCCAAACAAAGTTTCGGTTGTTCCGTAAGTTTTTTTAAGAAAATCGCGCAAAGTAAACAAACGGCCGATAATATTCCCCCGTTCCATCGCCTTGTCGGGCAGCCAGTCAACCAGATGCCCGATCTCATGCGCCAGCGTTTTTGCCGCTTGCACCGGGTCCGCAAATATATCCGCCCTAAGCTTTACTTCCCCGGTGCCCGGATAGAATCGCCCCCTGGCCCTGCCAAAACGCTTCCTAACCGAAGGAAACTTGCCAGTCAAGTCAACGACCAGCTTCACCAGTTCCGGGGTCTCCACAGGCATTATTTTGTCCATATTCCCCATCTTAACCGGCGTCCCGTCGCTGAACAATCCCATATTGGCATACCGAGAACCACCATTTTTGATACCTTTTGCTTCTTCAGGCGCAACAAAATCAGCCTCTGCGGGTTTTTTGTTGGCTTCGTTCCAGATGTCGGTGAGTTGGGATTTTTGATATTTTACCGAATCACTAATATAATCAGCTATTGCAGTGCCACGGCTTTGCTTTATTTTGTTATAAATATCATTTTCGTTTTCTTCTCTCAATGCCCTGGTATTCCAATCCTTTCTTCCTCTTATAAATTCCCTTTGAGTATTTTCACTCTGGAATGAGGCATCAGTTTTATTCATCAAATCAGCCATATATTCATCTGAATAATCCGAATAAATACTTTTATTCTTTCTCACAAACTCCTCCGCCGTCTTGTATTTGCGGGCTTCTTGCGCCAAATTAAAACCGCCCTCCGGTTTACCGGAAACAGGCGGTGTTGAAATCGCCGGTTCTTCTATACCGTTTTCACGTTTTCCTTGATTCCGTTCGAAAGTGCTTGCGCGATCAATTTGGTATTTTGCGTTAGTTCGTTCTTCCGGGCTTCCTGATAATCCCGTAACTCCGTTGTAGACAGCTTCGCTAATTTTTCCTTGCTTAAAAATTTGAATTGTTTTGGCATAATATTTTTGGGTTAAAGCTTCTGTGTCCCCTTTATTATAACCCGTTTTCGGTAATATGTCCAATGCGACCTCCGGATTATCCATTTTTATCTCCTGACCGTTGCCGGCGTTCTCTATAAAACCATAACCGACATTCGGATCGGTATTATCCGCCGCGAAATTTCTTCCGACCGCGATCGAACCGGTAACGCGATTAACGTATTCCGGAATATGAACAGTCCTCCCCATCCCATTATTCGCGCCATCATTCCACTCTGCCCGCTTTAGCATGCGCTCAAAAGCGACATCCGGGTTGGTATACACCTGAACAATATGCACGTCAAAACCGGCGTCCTCAATCCTTTTGATGGTTTTATCGATCAGCGCTTGATCGTGGCCGGTAGACTCGATAACGAACGAATATCTATTAATGAAATCCTTGCCGCCAAGCGTTGCGTATGCGGCGGTGGTTTTCCCAACCGCCGGGGCGCCGACCATTATCAACACGCCATTGTTAGCCTTGCCCCTCTTATCAATTAGCCACTTATCAAAAATCTTGTTCCATAAATAATTACTCGCTTTTCGAAAAGCCAAATAATTCGTCCTGTCCTTGTTATATTCTTCAAAGAGTGCCGCCTTAATATTGTCGCCGCCAAGAAAATTACCCTCTTTTTTCTCATATTCGGAAATCAGCGCGGTCGTTTTTTTAGTCGCGGTTTCGTAACTTTCCGATTCTAACTTTTCATACTTTTCGTTTTGGGATACTTCTTTTTCCGCCACCGGATTTTCCCGCTTAATTTTTGCCGCGGGTTTGTTCGCCTCCGGGACATATTCTTGAATGGCATCATTGATAATTCCTTCAATTTTATCATCGTATTTGTTTTTGATTCCGATTTTTATCCGATCGGAAATATCGCCAATAAATTTAGCCCATCTGTCCGAAGAATGGTTCGGATTGTTGTATTCGCCCAAATTAACGCCCGCTTCCCGCGCCTTTTTTACCGCGTAATCTCCAATTGCCAAAATCAAATTGGCGTTATCCTGGCGAATTGCCGTTGTTGCCGCCGCAAGATCATCGGCATCGTTGCCTTCCGCAACATTCTTCAATAATTTCTCACTCTCGCCAACCCGGTTGGCAAGATCAAGCGTTGATCCTCCGGCAATATCTTCAACCGTAGGCAAACTGGAAAGACCTTGCTGGACGATTTGCGCCGTTTGAGGCCTCATTACTCCTGTAATGGGAGTTTCCTCGTCTAACGCCCGTTTTACGGCGTTTGCGGGCTGGCTGATTGTCGGCGTTTGCGACGGTGTGCGCATTTCCTTTTCCCGCGCCAGTTGCTCTGCAAGCCTAACTTCGAATTGTTTTTGCAAATCGATCGCCGATTTGGAAGTTGCGCTTTCCTCTTTTTTGGCTACCGGCACGGCATCAGCTTTTTGATCACCCGCTCCAGGCAGATATCCCCGGATAGGCGAAACGACAGGCTTGCCCGAACCGCTAACCGTAGCTTGTGGTTTGCTTTCCATCCCGAAAGCGTTTTTAATTTTGGACCAATAAGGTTTGTCCGCAATCGTCACCACCTTGCTCATCGGAACCTTAACCGTAACGCCGTTTTTAAGGGCGGCTTTCCATTGAGAGCCATTCATTCCCAGCGACTTAACTATGTCCTGCTCCTCGGAAGAAACAATTTTGGTGTCGGCATTGGTCTGCATCTCCCGAATCTTGGTGCCATCGATATAAATTTCATTCGGCAAACTATATTTTGTCGTAATGTCTTTAGTTAAGCTTTCCGCGATTTTGGGCGTTGCTTGCCACCCAACATGCGCGATTTTGGCTGTAGTCACAAAATCGGCAATCTCGGCCAGCCCCTTTGCCAATTCGCTGGAATTATCCGGCAAAACATCAACAAACCCTTCCGGTTGCAATGGGTTGAATTGTTCACCCTTGGCAGCGGAAATAACCGCTCCTTTGGCCTCGGTCGCGGCTTGCCATCCCGCCAATCCTCCGAGAAATTTGGCAATCGCCGAACCGCCCGCAAGCAATGCCCCGCCGCCGAATGTCATCAACCCGATATTCGACGCTCCGCCAATCACTTCCTGCATTGTCGGATTGCCGCGCATCCCCAATTCTTTTGTCAGCGCGTCAAAGTTTTTATTGACTTGATCATCCGTAGTCGCTTCGGCCGGAATTCCGTATTTTTTGGAAATTTCCCCGATATTTTGCCGCACCGATTCCGCAGTATTGAATCTTGTCGATTGGTCTTTACCCAATTTTTCCGCAATTGCCTTGTAATATTGATTATCCAGAATATTTTTAATGGCGCTTACATTTTGCGAGCGGGCCACTTCTTCCTCGCCGCTCCTAACGAAAGGCCCCTTAACGGTATCCCAAAGTTTATCGCTCCACGATTGCGGTTTTGCCGGTTCTATCGCCATTCCCGAATTGAATTGCCGCGTTTTTTCTTGCGGCGTCAGTTCGCGCTTCGACACCGGTAAAGTTTCTCCCAATGTCGTTTTATCAGTTTGCATTTTGCCAAAAACCGTACTTTCCAACAGTGGCTGTTCCGGCTCTTGTTTTCCTGTTTTGCCAAAATCCGAAAGATTGAGTCTTATTTTCGCGCTGTTCGCCCGCGGCAAAACCCCGGTACCCGCCGGTTGCGATTGCGAAGCCCCGAAATCCGAAAGATTAAGTCTTATTGCCATAAATTTAACGATTAGGATAATACGAATAAACCGCCTGCTCAATATCCGCTTCCTCGATCTGCGGATACATCATTTTCAAGTATTTAATGAATGATTCACGGGTTCTATATTCCCCATCCGATTCCGCACGATAGTTATATAATTTTGTGTTAGTCAAACTCGCCTTGAAATTAGATATTATTTTTTGATCCTTTTCGTAGTCGGTCGTTCCGGTTGTCTTTTCCTTGCCCAAATAAACGCTTTGCACTGTCGGCCGGCCGTCATCGCCTTGCATAATCACATCGGCATATTTATCGCCGCTATCGGTCGTGCGCGTCGAAGTCGATAAAATATTGGCCTTTGGATTTTTAAGAGAAATGCTTTTGTAAAATCCAATGGGCAACCCGGCGGTCAGTTCAAGTTTGCTTATTTGCGCTGTTTGCGCATCGTCCCATTCGGAAGGATCGGCTGCCCCGCTCGAAATTGCGTTGTAAACAATGTTGGCATTCGCCCGGGCGTTGTCCTGCATTTGCTGTTCTTCGCTGTTGGCCTCGCTATCAATTCCTTTCGCGATATTTATCATCGATATTTGATTGGAAAATTGCTGGTTGTAATCATCTTTGGCCTCATCGTAAGACGTCTTTTTGTAGCTCATTATTTTATCGATAACCGAATATTTGGTATTAAGCTGATCTGTCAATTGCTTTTTCCGGTTCGAAACAAGCGAAAGCTGCTCCTGGTAATTGCGCTGCGCCTGGCTGGATTTCCCGCTGATAATGCTTTGCGCCACCCCCGAATCCCTCAAATTTCCAACCACTGATTCATAAGCGGCCGCAAGATCGTCCTCCTGAACCGTCAGATCATTAATGGAACTCTCCAAATCATCAACACCCGATTTTTGCAAAAGCTCGGTATAATCTTTTTCCAAATCCAAAGCCGCCGGCTTCTCGGCCGTAATCCCGCTATTAATGGAATTTTTAACTTTTGTCAGAGTGTCAATTTTTTCGGCCGCCGGCACGTAATTCCCCGATGCGTCTTTGGCTAATTGTTTGGTATCAGCCAATTTATATTGCTGCAAAGCCTTCGTTTGCGCCTGTTTGTCGGCAATCTCGGCCCTAATCTGTTCCGACCTGCGCACCGGCACATCCTGCTCCGCGGATTTCCTGGCCATATCCGCGTCCTGATCCGCGTTAATAATGGCATCCGCGTTTCTAAATAACTGTCCTCTGCTTCCCATCCCCGCGTAAATATCGTTCTCAACGCCATTCTGTGCGCCTTCGGGCGCGGTTTCAGTTGCTGCTGGCATCTTTCCTTGCCATCCCGCTTTTCTCCCGGTACGGGCAGTATAATCCGCTTCCGCCGCCGCGTTATTCTTGACAAGCAAATCTTCGTCTCTTTGCCTTTGGGCAAGCTCCTTGGAATCGTACGATCCGGTTGAATAAGTATCCGTGGTAATTTTTCCGGTAATCGGGTCTTTTACCTTTGACGTTCTTGTTGTTCCGAATTTTGTTTGTGTAACCATATTTTTTAAATTGAATGAATACTCAAAAATGAAGCTATGTTTCCCCCGGCGGTATCGATTGTAGCTCCCGTGTTGCTGGTTTTCGCCTGCAAATAAAGATGCTCTCCCGCGGCCAAATAAACATCCTTTTCGATCCGCATTGTAAAATATCCTGCAATGGATTGATTAAATATCTCAACTCCTATTTGGGTCGATTCTTTGATCATCAATATCGCATATTGCCTTCCGTCCGCCCCGCCATTGCACGTTAATTGCGCGCTGACATGGTAATACCCCGAGTTTTTTGCCATAAACACTCCCGCACCGGATCCGTTCATTTCCGAATTAAGATCGTAATTGATATTTTTGTAAAGAATTGTGGCATAGGTATCTGTTAATGTCTGCGCGGTGACATAGGCCGAAACCTTGCTCCCCTTTCTCACGCCTTGGGTTGATACCCCCCAGGGCGCGTCATCAAACCTTTTAGCCCCGGCCCAAATACCGCTGCGGTCCATATGGATAACATCATTCCCCGCTCCGACCGAAAGTTCTTTCATCGAATTTATCCTTTCGATTATTTTCTTTCCGATCTCCATTGCCACTGGTACATTTTGTAATTCCGCCCTGTTTGTTTTTCTATTCGCCATATGATATTTCCGCGCTTTCTATTTCCGGCGCGGTATTTCCGGAAGTGCGAGCTTTAACGCGAAACTGGATTGTATTGGCCTTGCAAATCCTTGTTTTAACGGATTTGCAATTATTAACGGTGTCATTAACGCTCAACAAAGGCGTTGATCCGTACGCCACACCGTTCACGCTTGCGTAAATTTCAATGTCGCAATTGGCCGGCAAAGTCCGGTAATACACGCCAAAATCAAAATCTTTCGCTTTTCCGCGCTCAATATTGATAATCCGAGTATCGAAATACGCCCCATCGTATTTATTCGCCACATCGATTACGTCAACCCCGTATTGGATATTCAGCGGATCGGTGCTGTCTTTCCAAGATACGTACATCTGCGTCCCCTCCAGCGCGATCGCGCCGATCTCAACGCTGGCCATGTTCCCGGTCGAGATCGCAAAATCAAACGTAAGTATCGGATTATAAGATATCGAATGGGATCCAAACCCGTATATTCCGCAATCCGCGGGCGCGCCGGAAATAGCGCTCAATCCGAAGCGGGCAATCCCGCCATCGTTAACCGCGGCATTATTATGAACAGTGGTTTGATCGGTAAGGCCCCAAATTCCCGGTATCCGTTTTTTAATTTTAAATTTGGAACCGTCGTAAGCGTATAAATTACCGCGTGCGCCGCAATGCGCCAACCCGTATGTTTCGGTTGGAATCAGGCAATTAACACCGGTTTCCGGGCAATTCTTGTCGTCCGTGTATCCGTTCGACCAAGTATTCCAATTAATCAATCTCGCTTGTTTTGAGCCATAAGCGCCCATGTAATAGCCCACCAACAAATTGGTATCGACATTTCCGAAACAATGGACTTCTCCGAAATTAGTCACCAAATCATCCAATTCAAAAACGTGCGTACCTCCCGAATCGATCGAGATAGAAGAAACTTTGCCGTCCCCTCCGATATAAAGACACTCGTTAAGAATTTTAAACGGATGAGTAATCGTATCGACCTGAAGATTGGCAAAATTTGCCGCCGCGATCCACGTCGCGGCCAAAGCATCGGCAATCCTAATCCTGTTAAGGCTCACCGGGTTGGCCCAATAGACATAACCGTTGAATTCGGCGCCTCCCAAACAATAAGCGCCATCGCCGTCAGTGGGACACGTATAGCGCAGCGAATACACGCCCGCCGATGTTTTTCCCCAAATTTTTCCCGAAGTTGCCGAAAAGAAATACACTTCCCCGTTGGTGCACGGCAGAATCGTTTTAACGAATTCATCAATTACATTACCGCTATCCTTTTTCAATTTCTGCTGCACTTTAATCAATCCCGGTTCGCTATGAAGATCAAAACCAACAATCTTGTGTAAAGAATTTTCCGCGCCCAAATAGAGCGAATCCGCGATACCCCCAAAAACAGGATTGGTGATTGGTATTGTTGGCATATTTTTTCCTATTTTAAAAAGTGAGAAATCACCATCGTAATCACGCTTCCGGCAAAACCCGACACCGCTCCGATAGCCGCACGCTCGCCTTTCTTGAAGTTGGCGCCATCCTCCAATGCGCCCACCTTGGCAAACAACGAACTGTCGCATTTCTTGCTTTCAGCAATATATCCGTCCAATTTCTTATCAACGCTTGCCAGCGTCGCCGAAATCTCGCCGATCTGGCGGTAAAGCGTGAAAAAATCCGGTTGTTGATTTTCTGCCATATATTAAGTGTTAAAAATACGCGCTTTTTTAGTCCACGCAGTGGAAATTTTAGCCTTAGCCGTCCAAGGAGTGGCCACCTTGGCCTTTCCCGTCCAATTAACAGTAATTTTGGGCCGTACGCGCCAAGTATGCGCTTTTTCAAGCTCAATAATCTGCCCGCAAACAACAACTCCATAACAATAAGTTCCGTACATAAGATTACTGTACTTTATTCACCATCATCCACGTTTCGGCCGCGCCGTAATCAATGGTTACGTTGCTCCCTGTGTTCTGATATGCCCACAATTCGACATAATCGCCAACCGCAAGCTTCAGCAACGCCATTGCGTGTTGCGTCCCGAACTCGGTGCTACCCGGAGCCGTGTAAGAACTGTAAAAACCGGAGCCGATATCGCCATTTTTCCTGATTTGCAGCTGGTAACGTTTCCCGGAAACAAAAGCGTCCCATAAAATCTGGGCTTCAACTTGATATACTCCCGCCTTGGTCGCGGTGAATCGGTAATTGGTAGTCTTGTCGTATTCTCCTTGGTTGTCCCAATTTTCGCCGGTCAATGGTATCTTGGTGTTGGTGTCGTTCGCCAAAGTATAATTAGGAGTCGCGCGGTAAGCATGACAACCTGATTGGTTGGGAGTATCGACAATTCCTGAACTGTAAAACGTCGCCGCTGTGGAAGCCGTCCCGGCCAAAGTAAGCGTATCCGTCGACTGGGTCAATGTCATATTCCCATTGCCGTAATTAAGGACTCCCCCCGGAGCCAGGAACAGATCGGAAAACATTTTCGTGGTAGAACCTAACGCCGCCCCATCGCTCGTACCCGGCAATAGAGAAGTGTTGATTGCCACCGAAGCCAAATTGTCCAAGGCGGTGGTTGCGCCCGCGCCTCCGGGAACGTTCTCGGTACATGCTATACCTCCGGCGGTCGAGAACGAACACCACTTGCCGTCGGTAAGAGTGCCAAGCTTGGGGCCATCAACAATGGCATTGCCCGAAGCCCCCCATTTGGTCAGATAGCCGGCCGTGGGCGAGGCCACCCCGGTAACCGGATAAGTTAAAGGAGCCTGGTAATCAGTCCCGGCCGCAGCAATCGAAAGCACGCCGGTGCTGGTCGTATTCTTCACTAACCCGGTTCCCAGCGCGCCAAGGAATTGCGCCCCGCTCAATCCGCTGTCCGTTGCTCCCTGAACTATAAATTTATTCGAAAACGCCACATTCCCCGAACCATCCACGCTGTTACCGGCAAGATTGCGCGCCGTCGTCCATTTGGCCGCGCTTCCCGTGGTATTTTGGTTCCATGTCGGAACCGCCGCCGAAGTCCACACCGTACCATTGGAAGTCATCAGGTTGCCGCTGGTACCCGCCGCAATATCGCTTGGCACGGTTATATTCCCCGAACCGTCAAAAGCCACCCCATTGATTGTTTTTGTGGCCGCAAGCTTGGTCGCGGTTCCCGCATTGCCGGTAACAGATCCCGCAATCGCATTGGTCGCGGTAATATCGGTCGCCCAGAGCTTGGCCAATCGGTTGGTCGTATCGCCTACCGTCTGCCCGCTGGTTTGGTCGGTGAGTACCGCGCCATTAAGCGAAGTCAAATATCCCATTCCGGTCCAGGGGGTTCCGGTAACAAAAGTCGATGACGCGGCTATGAAGATCGGATCGCTTTCCGAGACCGCGCTAATCGTCCAATTCCTGTCCGCGCTTAGATCATAAGTTGTACCGTTGATCGTTAAATTGCGCGCAACAGGAACCCCGCCAATAGATGCTTGCCAGCCTCCGTGGCCTGCCGTCGCAGTCCACACCCAAGTGCTCGTTGCGGTTGATGATGAAGTCAGATTATCGATTGCTTTCTGTAGCGTCATTGGCGCCGTATCGCCCGGAATTGCCGTCCCGCCGCTCATATAATATTGCAAACTTCCCGCGCCGGAAACAATTCCCGCCGTGGCAAAAATTGAAAATACAACCGCAAGAATTTCTTTGACGTAATTTTTCATTTTTTTAATAAAATAAATTGTTAATCCATATTCACGGTCGGGGGTAAAATTTCTCCGTGATACAGGCGAAAATTTTGAACATAAACTGCTCCTCCCGCCCCAACGGTCCTGAAGTAAAGTCTAACTTTGTCTCCTACCGCCCATCCGCCAATATTTTCGCTATATGTTGCGTATCCGGTTGTCAGTTGCCTTTCTGTTCCGACCGGGGAATCATTACGGTAAACAAGCGCGTATCCTGGTCCGGAAACAGCATATTTACCGTCAAATTTTACCGTGATAACTCCGCCGCGGGCCAGGGTCATTTCTTTGATTTTTGTGTAAGAAGTCGAATCCGATTTGTATTGCTCCGTGTCTGCCGAAGCAAATAAGGTTGTGCCGGCGGTATATGCCAAATTGGTCGCTATTTGAGAACTTACATACGATTTTCTGGTTGCCTGATTTTCTGTCGTTGGATCACTGGCCGGCAATTCCGGAATACTACTGAATGTTTTAACGCCGGCAATGGTCTGGTTGCCTGTAACCAAACAAGCCGTAGAATTGGTTGGTATCACGCTGGCGGTTAAATCAGTATCCAACGTCAAAGTTTTGGAGGTTACTCCCCCCGCAATCGTGAACCCCGTCGTTGAAGTCGCCGCGGCCAATCCGTTGTAAGTTTTATTGGTCAGTGTTTGGCTGTCGCTGGTTCCAACCAACGCGCCCACTGGCGCCGCCAAAGAAGAAACCCATGCACCGCCATCACTCACCGCGATACCCGCGCCCGGATAAGTCATTGCCGCGGTGCCAACGGAATCGCAAACGAATCCGGTGGCGGCAATATAGCGGCAGTAATTGGCATTGGTCAATGTCCCCGTATTGTAAGTGGCAATCGTCCCCAATCCGAGGTTTGTTCGCGCACCGGCGGCGGTTGACGCCCCCGTACCCCCGCGGGCAATGGAAATGAGCGATTCCGCGGCAAATCCGGTGGCGGCAACAATCAAAGCGATCAATGCCGCCGATATTATATTTTTAATTGTGTTTTTCATTTTTTTAAAAGATTAAGATTAAGCCGACGCATAATAACGATAGTACGGGACCGGCGGACTGGCGCTCCAATCAGAGGCGGATATAATATCCTTCCCCGATATCGTATAGTCATCGCTCGCGCCAGGTCGCAATCTAATTCCATCCGGCACCGCGAATAACGTTACCGGACCGATCGGGGTATGCGCCACCGACCAATGATATCCGTCAATACCGGCAACCAGCGCCTCGTCGCCCTCGACAAAATTCATTATGTTTATGGCAATATCCGCATCGTATGAATTATAAAAAGAAACCAATTTAGCCACCGGCGGCACCGCTAAAAATGTGACAGTATAGGGTCCGCTTCCCGCCACGGTATAGTCATCCTCCTCGCTGCTTGGCGCCAAATCGCTGAACAGAAATACCGGCCGGTGCGTAAACGTAAAAATCATATTCAACCCATTAATTGCGCCGGTCGCTGGAGCCTCCTTGATCAATCCCAGCGTTCGATAATCCATATCCGAGTTAATCGCCGTGATCATCACTATAACGGCGTTAAGGCTGGCCTCTAAGGCCGCCAACCACGTGTTAATGTCTTCGATCATCTTGGAATGGATTACCAACGCCACCCCGTAAACTTTAGTTGCAATATTGTGCGCAACGGCGGTCGTATCTTGTTGCCCTCTTTTCCCGGTCGAGATCGCAAAAGTATCGGTCAATACGTGGTCGGAAACAGGATCGATCTCGACATATTCACGCTCGGGATCGTCATTCGGGTCCGCGTAATCGGTTTTATTCCAAATAACAACCTGAAAAGTGCGGGTTGCCGCGCTTGGAAATTTCGCCCCGCCTCCAAGAATGACGCTAAACGTCAAAGCGCTCGCGTCCAATCCCGCGGCTGTCATTACCGATTGCGCTCCATTTTTAGTGTTTTCCAAAGACATAAGCGTAAAAACTAATAATCCTGCCCGTCATCGCTTGGCATAGTCGCGACAAGCGTCCGGTCAAGATTCAACCCTTTTAAAGCCTCAATTTTGCGTGTCAGGTCGATTTCGTACATCTGTTCTTTCTCCGAAAGCGGTATCGGCTTGGGCCGGGCCGACTTCCAGGCAATTGATACCCTCCGCGCCAGCAATTCGTGGAATTGCCGCGGGAAACCACAGGAATAAGCGGTAGGGTCAATCGACATCTCGGTTGTTGACGTCAGATCGGCAATATCGTCCGGGAAAATAACCGCGGCGGCGATCAAACCATCCGTAACATCAATAATCGCGCTGTCCGAATATATAAAAATCGAGCCTCCCGACAAATCCATTGCCGGTTTTCTACCGGCAAATTGCGCCAGAATCGTTGTTTCGTCAGTCGCTTGCCGGTAAGTATTCAAATCAAATTCATCCAGCCGTTGCTGTTTGGTACCATCAAGTTTCGCTTCAACGTATTTAAGATTGTTCATTACGTTGTTGGGTATGCTGTACTCTCTTTGGCCAGCGCGTAAATTTGCCAAAAACGTCCGCACGAAATAATCCTCGTTCGCTTGCGATATTTCGCTGGCGATTTCGTCCTTAAACGGATTTGCCAATTCAAGAATTTCGGCATCGGTAAAACTCGAACTGTTGGTCCGGGTATATGATCGGATAAGTGAAGCTATTTGTGCGGGTGTCATTTTTTTATTGTGAAAAGGCGATTTCCACTTTAAAACTACAAGGCCAGTGCGTTCTGATTGAACGGATAGGCCGTGTTGATATACACCGCGTTCGGAACCACGGTGGCATCGTCCAATTCGGTCGTGGAAGCGTCAAACGCTCCGGTACCGGTAGGATTAATGATTACCATGCCCACCACGACTTCATCGGCGGGCACCGCGGGCAGCACAATCTCGGCCAAAGTGGCCGCGTCCGCGGATTTGGTAATCGTCACCGTGCCGGCGGCGTCAATACTCAACACAAACGCGGCGAATTTATCTTCCGCCACATCGTGCGATGTCGCGGTGAAAGCAACTTCGGCCGAGGTCTTGCTGTAAAGCACGCCATCAATGATGTAATAGAACGTGTTGACGATCTTCACTTTGGCTTTCGACGAACTCCCGATCGCCAATGCCGCCGAACTCAACAAATGATCCACGGCATTGATCTGCAATTTTTCAAGGGCGTTGCGAATGTCTTCCGAAGAAGTTGTAACTCCCTGCGTAATAGTTTTACCCATATAATTTTGGTTATTTATTTATTTTTACAAGCGATTTCTCGCTATTGCGATTGCCAATAACTGCTTTTGCCCTACCCCAAGGCGGTTTCGATGCTCACACCGTCCTTAACATCAACGCGATCCACCAGCATCTTCTCGCCAGCGGTCATCTCGATATGGTAATACTCGGCCAAAGTATTGGCCATTGATTCGGGAAGATTCATAAAAACGCCTTTTTTAATGGTTCTCTGATAACCGTTAATGGTTATGGTTTCCTCGGCGCCTTTCTTCTCTCCGGGCATCAATGGAATATAGAATCTCACCTGCGGTTCCGCCGCCAATTTCAATTTGGTTACCACCGCGTCCGGACCAAGGAATTTTTCCCCCGGACCGGCAATCTTAGCCTTGGCCAGCGCGGCCGCCTCGGCATCGGCCTCAGCTTTCGCTTGGGCTGCGTTTTCGGCGGCAATCTTAGCCTTGGCCTTTTCTTCGGCCTTAGCCTTGATTGCCGCCTCTCTGGCCTCTTTCTCGGCTAATTTCTCGGCGGCGAGCCTGGCTCTTTTCTCCTCGGCGTTTTCCCCCGCAGGAGGAGTGTTTTTTGTATCGTCAGACATATATTTGTTGATTAATTTTTTTTAAGCGTCATCAAAAAACTTCGGCGGCGATTTCCACACCACAGCTAAAGCGCTGTTTCGAGGCGAACGATGAACGCATTGTTCAAAATCTTGGCTACAAACGTTGCCTTCCAACCACTGGTTGCCCGCTGGTCCAATGCATCGGCAGTACCGGCCGAACCAAGAGGCTTGACGATATTTCTGATCGCCTCACCGCTAATTCTGGTAGTGCCGTAAGCGTTAGAACCCAAGATTAAGGTTCCGTACACATCAACACCGGCACCTTCTCCGGTAAACACTTTACCGTTGGTGGTTTCTATCCAGCGCACTTCGCCATAAGTTCCGATTTCGCCGGGAAGAGCGGTTCTCTGGCTGGGATATTTTTCTACCGGGACAAAAGTCGGGAAATTGGTGGTGTTCTTAAATTCAACCGCCACATTGGTATGGACGATCCCGATATACGCCGCAGGAATCGGCATTGTATTGGACCCCGTAGAAGGATCAACCATCGATGTAATCTTGCGGGCATTGCCGTTTTTCAACACCAGCACCGAGTTATTGATCAGCGTAGTGGTAATTTTCTCGCCGCTCGCCACTTGGCTTCTCATGGTATGGCCACTGCCCCCAAAATACTTGTTGGTGCCGGCCGCCATCACATCGCGGGTCAATTGGTCGATAGTATCGGCATACTGATCGCCCAAAAGCTCGGCCGTTTCCATTAATATCGGATCTTGGCTCTGATAGTCCAAAACATCGGTAATGACGATGAAATCGCCATACTGGCTCACGGTCGCGGTAATATCGGTAACCGCTAAAGAACTTCCGGCAGGAGTGATACCTTCGCTCAACGGCGTAGTCGCCGCGGACAAAGAAGTATACCGGCGGAATTTGATTATGCTGGTTCCGGCGTTGCGCGGAATGTCGCGCACTTGCGCCCATTTTGTATGAACCAATAAAGGCTTGGCGCGTTCCAAAAGCGTTCGATTGTAAAAATTGTTAACTTCTGCGGGAATTGTAGTTGTAGTATCCATAGAAAACTACCGCTGTTTTTGCCGTACTTTCTCCTGCATTGCTTTAAAGTCCTGCTCGGGCATATCCAGAACACTGGCGGCATCGCCCGAACCCCGTCCGCTTCCTCCGCCCGTTTGGCCTCCTTTGGCCTTTGCATCAGCTTCCGCGGCGCGCTTTGCCCCTATCTTCATCAGATCGGGTCCGGCCACTTCGTAAAAAATGGCGTGTATCGGCAATTGCCGGCGCGAAGGATGCTGCATAAATTTGCGAACTTTGGCTTCGTAGGGCTTGAAATCAGGGTTCTTGGCCAGGAAATCCTGTACCTCGGTGTCATCTTCCTGTTTCAAGGACTTTTCAATTATCGGATTCAGAATCGGCTCAACGGTTTCAAGGATGAGCTTTCTGTCTTCCTGCAAATCGTCGTCTTCATCATCCGCCGGATTATCGCCGGCGCCATCGCCTTTTTGCTTTTGCAATTTGGCAATTTTCCGCTCTTTGCGGTCAATAATGAAGTCTTTGGCGGTTTTGCGAGGCCTGACGGGCGGCTCATCGTTATCGCCCGGCGCATTTTTATCGGTCCCCTCGGGCTTTTTATCGCCCTCCTGGCCCTTGTCGTCACCCTCTTTCGGACTTGCGCCCTGTCCGTTATCGGGAGCAGTATTAGGTTTACCGCTGTTACCATCGCCCGCGCCTGCGCCGTCAACCGGAGCTGGCTCGAGGTTTTTTTCTATTTCTTCTGGCATTGTTTTGACCCCACGCCGCAAGGGAACTGCCGAGTAACCTTGTGGCGGAATGGTTGTTATCTCCTCTTTTCGAGGGATGAGCCATTGCGGCTCGGTTCTGTCGCTCTGGCAGCAGAAAATCGCCGAAGCTTCTGCGAGCGACAGAACCCAAACGCTATGACAGCAAATGACAGCTAATGATAAGGATCAAAATCTTCCTGCTCCGGCTCGGAATCATCCTTTTGCAACGCGGCGATTATCTCTTTGGGCGCGTTGATAAGGTCCTCCATACAACCCCGGCGGTCGCGCAACCTATCTATCTCCTGGTCGCTCAACGGTTTTCCATCCAAATCGATCTTTTCAATGATTTGTTTTTCCAATAAACGAATATTCTTCTCATGGTTATCAACCACGATGTTCCACCCGCGCGTAAGAAACAACGCCTGCAAATCCGCGATAATTCCGGCATCGTTCTTAACAACCGCCCCCTGTTCCTTGCGCTTGACGATGATCGTCCTGATCGGTTTTTTTGTGGTTTTTTTGGCCATATTATTGGACTGGTTGCGGCATTAACGCCGGTTGCCGGTTATTGTTCGGCTGCGCTTTCATCTGTTGCGCGTCGGGCATAGCCGCCGTTTGGTTCGTTGCCAATTCGGGGTGCATTTTTTTCATCAACATCGCTTTTTTATGCGCCCGGATATGTGCGTATTTGGCGGCGGAATCCGAGGCCTTGTTATGGATTTCCATATGAACAATATCGTCATCAGTAATCCTCACGTTTTGGCGCACACCTTGTTCCAAGCCTTCGTTTTCTTCTTCCGCGGTCATCTCATCCACGTTTGGCGGTAAAATCATATTCACTTCGGAGCTGGGAATACTGGAAAGCCGCCCTAATCTTCTCAAGGCGAAGCGTTTGTTGGTGTTCGGGTCCGATGCCACGGCATCCTGTATGAAAAGCCGGTATGAATTGATTTTTTGGTTCCTTTCCGCGTCCGAAACCGCCTTGCTCTCCACAAACACGTCCGGGTCGGCTAAATTCGAAATCAAATTCTCCCGCGTCAGTTTCCGATGGCTATACGACAAAGGCCCGGCGATGCGGATAATCTTTTCATCGATGCCGGCAACAAAGTTTTCTTTGTAAAGGCTGTACCACTGCTGCCAAAAACGCTTCTCGCTCCATCCCCACACTTTCGCGGTCAAGGAATATCGGGTGTTGGAATTTATTCCAATCGCGTTAACCTCCGTAGCCGTGCGTTTCTCGGTTCCCACCACTCCCTGCTGCATTTCGCTGGTCGCGGTAGCCTTCTGCGCCGCCGTATCAAGCGATTCCATAATCCAGCTCACATCGGAAGCTATCTGCGCCTTCTGCAGCGGCGCGGCGGCATTAGCAATGTCGCCATTAACGCCGACGTGCTTGTTGAACTCAAAATTAAGATTCGCGGGATTTTTAATCTTATTGGTGTTGTAAACATACATCGGGTAAAGGCTCGATTTGGCAACCTTCACTCCAAGGTTCTGCAACACGCTGCGCGCCCGCTGTTTGTCCTCGGTCAAATCCGGGATTGATACCCCATCCCAATCGTGCGCGATCGGATACATGAACCGGTCAATGATCGGCAATCTATTGCCGTTCAATTTCGTATAGCGGACAATCCGGTGCGACGCTTTATGCCAGCCAACGATAATCAACCGGCCGTTCTCGCTGGTGTGCCATTCCGTAATCCGGTATTCGGCGTTATCACCTTTCACATTGTCGAATTTGGAAACATCACCCATCCCCTGCGCTTCGCGCCTCATTTGGCTGTAACGGTCAAGTACCGAGTTATAATCGTCAGTTCCGTCCGGCTTCAAATCCTCGAAATTGAAATATATCCCCGAGTCCCTCATCTCCTGTTTGGTCAGGCGAACCTCGCGGCCGCCAAACTTCATTCTTCCCCGGCCCTTGATATCGCCGCGCACGCTCTTGGCCCGCGGATCGCGCAACCAGGTCATCATATCCACACATTCCGGTATCGGAAGCTTCAATTTTCGGTCGAATTCGGTAAAAAGAGCCAACCCGTGGCCGAAGAATGAAGTATCCCAATCCCATTCGTAATCCAGCATATCTTTCTCCATCGAAATATAGTCGTTCTCCGCGGTCAGCGTCAGATTTTCGGCAAGGTCCTCGTCCCCTTCCTCGGTTCCCTCGAACTTGGAAACAAGCTTATCGTTATACAATGACGCCAGGACCGTCTGGTGCACGGAAAACATCAATGGATCGCCCACCGCGTCTTTGGCGCGTTTCTGATTGTTGTAGAGCTTCAGGCGCTTTGCCCATTCCTCCTGCTTGGGCTGCATATAGAAATAGGAAATATTCCACTCCGTTTCGATCTGGTCAATCAAATAACGAAAAGTACGCTTCTCGTATTTGTGAAGCTCTTTAGTGAGTTCTGTTTCCAATTCAACCGGCTGGTACTCTTCTTCTTTGTTTTTTGGCATAGCGGAAAACCCGCGTATACAACAAAAAAGGGCCTCAAGACCCTTCGGGTAAAACCCAAAAGTTCTTGAGGCCCTTCGCAGATGCGGCGTTATTTCACGCCTTCGTTGATGCGGGCAACTAACAATTTCATTTTAGCACATTCAAAGAAATGTCAAGAGTGCATAGTTAAACCCCGGTCACGGAATGATTGCAATATTTTATCGCACAATGTGTTTTGCAACATACCGGCAACCTTAAATTTTGGTTTTAGGTTATCAACATCGACTCGCAATTCATTAACCGCCTCCTCCGCTAATTGCTGGTATTGGGATTGAAAGAATTTAATTACTTGAAAACTTGCCCTGGGGTCAAAATCAGAAAATTCTTGCTCAAATTCCTCATTGATACTCTCTACTGTTTTTTGTTTAATTGGCATATTTATTTTGTTTTTTTACGCCGGTACAAATAATCATTGCGCTTAATGTCGATCAAAACCCCATGGCCAAAATTAAGGATGCCCTGGCCGTCCTTAATATCGAATATCCGCGCGTCAATAAGCGCGACAAAGAAATCCCGGTGCGCGAGATATGCTTTGTAGTATTCGGCTTCCTGGTCGGTTAGATCGATTTTAGCCATTTTTTTATGCGTAAGGGTCTAATTGGTCGGAACTGTTTTCCTGCTGATATCCAAAATCCTGTTGCCGCGGCATTTCGGTAAACGTCGGATTGATTATCAACGCCCGGCCCAGGCACTCAACAAAATGATCATCCTTGTCCACCGCCTTCTCCTTGGCATTATGCTTATCCGCCCCCTTGCCCGTCCATTCGTCCCAGCGGTAATTCTCCAGCTCCCAAATCGTCCGACGGCAAGTATCAAACACATAAAGCTCCGGCGCCTTTATGAATTCCCCGGTTGGCATTCGGGTATAGGCCAGCGCGTCGGTGATACAGCGATCCGCCTGATCCCTCGCTTTCGGCGCGGGAGAATAACCCAGCCCCAGCTCATCCAGCCGGTCGCCCAAGCTTTTCCCATCTTTGTCGTGCTGGTTCACAATAAACATCGAAGGGTCGCCCAGCCTCATCTCAATACGGTACCGATCGGCCTTTTCTTTGATCCTTTGGGCCAATTCATCGGTTCCGTTCTGGCACTTGATCCAAAGCTCGTCTATAACAAATTTCGTTCCCTGGCGGTCAACCGCGAGCCACAGAACAGCATCGGGATTGCGCGGATGAGGATCGATAAGCTCATAAACCGAATATCCCCGTAAATTTATCTGCCGCGGCGGAATAACGTGAATCGCCCGGTCAAATTTCTTGAATATGCGCCCCACCAAATGCTGGAATTTACCATATGCGCGCGCCTCCCTCTCATCTTCGTCATACTCGGCAATCATCTTTTGAATATCCTCGTGCATCAAGTGGCCCCGCACGCCATGCTCAATGCAAGCGTCCTCAACTCCCGCGGTAATATGTTTAACCTTGCGTTTTATCTTTTCGCCATCGATTCCCTCCACCTCCATCTCGCCGGCAATCAGCTTGTCATAAAGCCACCCGGACCCGCGCAACATCGTTGCCGTAATGAACATCAGCCCGCCCATCCTCAAACGGGCAACGCAAGCTTTAAAGATCGATTCCGTCGGCGGTTCATCAAACCAAACAAAACCCAGCGTTTCGGCTTCAAAGTCCTTCGGGTCCTGCTCATAGCTCATCACGTCAAAATGCCATTCCCCCGCGTCCCATAATCTCAAATAGTCTTTGCCGCCTTTGGTCGCTTTATATTTTCCCTTGGGAAACCAAGTCTGCAGCGCTTTGACAATGTTTGGTATATTGCCCGGGTCGCTCACAATGCGACCGCGCTTCGGAAAAGGAAAATTTTTAAACAATGAATAATTAAACCACTCGTCATTCATCCCGGGAAACACGAAATTGGCCGCCACATTCGCCCCGGCTTGTGTTTTTCCCACGCCATTGGCCGCGGAAAACAAAGTGATAAAATATTCACCGCTTCCCACGGCCTTAATGAATTCCTCGCATTTCCCATTAGGCACATAAAATCTACACTTCTCCTTTTCCAGCCGCCGCACCTTCTCCTCCTTCACCGCTCGCAATTCCGCCAAAGCCTCATCAACCCCCTCATCGCCCACGAGATCCCGCACATCTTGTTCAGTTTTGGTCTTCTTAGCCATTATCCTTTTTACCCACAATTATCGCGTTCAAAACTTCATAAGTCGCAATTCCGGTCGCAAACATCGCGCTCATGAATGCGGTCACGTAATCCGGCAGATAATGCCAGGCGATCCCTGCGCCGGAAATCACAAAACAAAGCACCAATAAAATCATCTGTGTTACCAACGGCTCAAATCTTGGCGTTATTAATTTGTCAAAAATCCCCTTAATGAATTGAGTGACTGCAATCGCCGCCCCGGTACCCCCCGCAAAAAACGCCGCAATAGTTAAAATTTCCATATATTTTTAATTAGTATTTTTTTTAAAACGATACTATCTCGGCCTTTAGTATTCTTCTCGCTTTTCCCGAAGCCGACATTACGCCTGGGTAATAATCAGGCATATTTCGGCGGCGGGAAAAACCTCGGAAGCGCAATCGTATCTTGCCTTTCGCGCCTCCGAAAAATAGTAGCAACGCCGCGGTTTGCATCTATGCTTGCGCCTCTGTTCGTTAATCAACGAACCATCAAGCCCGCATTGCCACATATCTACGCGCCTCTCTGTAATATCTATGCACCTCCCGACCTCTCGAAGTCTATCAACCCCGGCACCACCTCACTCTGCCGTTCACATTTGCGTTTCAGCTGTTCCGCATCGATGCAGTTCACTTTTTCCCTCTTAATTTCACGCTTCGCCATTTTCACACCCCTATGATAATGGATAAAAGAACTAAGGAGAGCAGCGTTCGACCAAGGCGCCGCTCGCCTCAATCCTCTAAAATTGCTTAAATAATCGCTTCCACCATGGCAAATTCCAGAACCTTTTTAAAGTGTTGGTTTGAACCATTAAGGTAAGTTTTTGCAATGCGTCTTTTGTTTCCGCTGCAACTGTTTCCTGATACTTTTTGAAGCGCGTTTCTTGGTCTTCTCTCATTATCCTTTTATGATCCTCCACCGTGATATATTGATCCGTGGACACTTTCAGCAAATCGAGAAACAATCCCGCGTCATTGATCTTTACGGCGTATCTATCTATTTGCCCGGTTTTTGCCGCCAACTCAACCACTTTATATTTAATCGTATGCAACCCGGGAGAAAGCTCCGTGCCATCATTCATCTTGATTGGTTGTATCGGCGAATACAAAGATTCCTCCAGGCAATCGAAACCTGCGGGAATATCAACTTCTTCTTTGATGATGTCGATTTTTAGAGCTTTCATAAGATTTATTTTTAACTCTTTTTCTTTTGCGATAATTTTGCTTGAAACTTTTGCAATTCTTCGATTAATTTCGGAAGCATATCCGCGGGAATAGGAATCCACATTCCATTCGTGCCGTTTTCGATTTTTACCAATCTTTTGCCGTTATCAGCCACCTCCATAACATGGTGATGGTTTGGAAGATTCCCATCATTTGAATAAACGTGCCTTATCTTTTCCCCTCGGGCAATACAGTTTTTCCGCGAATTCTCTTTTTCTTCAGACCACTTAACCCCCACGGTTGCGCATTTCTCAAACGGAATATCCAAATCCCCCTCATAAAAAGGCTTGATCACAAACTCAATTTTTATATTTTTCATAGATGTTCAATTTTCATTAAATAATACGCCGCGTTCACGCACTTAAAATGGAATATATAGCCATTGTGCCCCTGCACAAACGTTGGAAATAGCCAAAGCCATAGTTTATCCCTCTTCCTGATCTTTACCCGCTTAATATCAGCTTCCGTAAACACGTGATTGCTATAAAAGGGATTCTGGTATCTTGGATCAATGCGCCGGTCGTTGCTGTAAATTGCTTTCAATACTTGATGTTCAAATTCCTCCCTATCCCGCCAATCTGCCGCGTAACCGGTTTCCTCAATCATAACCTCTGCCATCGTCCTTCTGGGAAATTTATTAAAATCTTTGATTTTTAATTTCATTTTTTTAGTTTTCTCGCCAAAATTTTGGCAGTTAGTTCTTTCTCTTTCGCCAGGAGCTCGGCATTGCTCAATCCGGCGTAAGGCGTCACATCCTCGATCTTCTCCGGCGCGTACCGTCCGCGCATTTTGTAGGTCAGATCGATCGCCCGCAATCGCGCGTCATTGTCGGGATACATCGAAACTTCCTTGTCGCATATCACCGGCCGCTCGGCTTCCAATAATTCGCCATGGGTCTTTGCGATTTTATCTTCCGGCAAATACTTATCCATCAAAGATTGCCAGCTCTTGCTGCGCGTCACCAGTTGCGGATTTTTGGAATAGCTTTTGGAATATCCAAGCTTGCGCATCGACTTCCCGACCTTTCCCTTATTTTCCAATATTTTTGAAGCTAAAAGCTTCCTTTTAAATTTGATTGTTGGCTTGTTCATTTTTTTGTGGCGATTGAGGGAATCGAACCCCCTAAGCGCGAGGCAAGTGTTCTACAGACACCCCCATTATCCAATTTGGTAAATCGCCGTAAACGCCGATATTCTCTCGGGGTGTCGTCCTGTTCCTTCCAGGCGCGTTCACGCTTCACCCTCGGCTTATGTGCGCGGGCAAGGATTTGCACCTTGCATTATGGGTTAAGCCCACAGTCCCGATTTACTAACGTAGCGATATATCGGGTTCGTATCCCGAACCAACCTACGGTTTTCATCGGCTACTCCTGCGTTACCTATTCCGCCACCGCGCTATTCCTTAACTTAATCTTTCCAGGTTATGCCTTTAACGGCCCACATCTGCGCTCCCTGCGCTTCGGTGATTGCCGTAGATAGCAAACGCCCCTTTCCACCGATTCCAGCCTCTGCGCGCAAGCCATCGGGCAAATCGATAATCTTGGCGTAAGCCTCTTTGATTTCCTGCACTTTGGGATCGCCGCTCGGATTGAAAGTCAACCCGACCGCCTTCTCGCCAAACGTCAATTCTCTGCTGGGAGTTGACGCCATCGGAGTTGCCGTCCCGCCCGTTTCTTCTTCTCCTGCTCCTTGATTCTCCGCGCAATTTGCCACATCTCCTTCCATTTTATTTTGCTTTCTCGCTTATTAAGCTGAAAAAGCGATTATTTTAAAAAATTGTTACCAATTTCGTCAACCGACAAAACGAAAATGGTTTATATCTCAAGCCGCTTAATTATATCGTCCAGGGCGATATTTGCTTGGCGCACCCCAATTGCCAATTCCCGGGTCATTCGCGCCATCCGGCACAATGTCAGTTCCTCTGGAACATTCTCTTCTCTATCTTTTGGTCTAATATCACCCAAAACTGGCTCCAGACAGTCTTCCAACTTTTTTATTGATTCTTGTAAGATTGAAATCTGATCATTTAGCCGGTCGAATTCAACCGCTGTCTCCTTCGTTTTTTTGGTTTCGTGATTAAGCGGGTCGCAACTTTTGGCAAACGTACTTTTCTCAAAATTTTCCATAGGAATTTATTTTTATTATCTTTGCAAACGTAATTAGACTCTCTGATGCACACGACTCATCCTATTCGGTTTTGGGTTTAGCTTTTCTGGTTTTTTTCTCTGCGGGTTTTTCTTCCGCTGGCTTTTCCTCTTTCCACTCGAACGTTTTAGCAAATTCCGCTTTTTCCCGATAATTCGCCGCCTCGATTTTCGAGTTGTATATTCTCTCGTTTATGGTGCAAAGCGAGGCCTCGGCCTGCTGCTTGAATTCCCTGGCTTCCGCGAGTTGCGGGGCCAGCTCGCGCTCCAGCGCTTTTCTGGCCTCCCGGGTTTTGCGGGAATAATCCTTCGGATCAAATTCTTTGAATTGCTCATTGAGCTTATTCTCGTCGTCGATCGCCTTTTTCTGTTCGGCCGCCAATTTGGCAACCCGGACATCCTTATCGAATGCCGCGCCGCACTCCAATCTCCAAGCCTGCTCTTCGCAATCCGCGATAAACTTTCCCCTTATTTCTTTAATTTTATTTGTGTCCATCTTTTTGTTTTATAAGATTTTATTGAACAGCCGCGCTATATGACTTCAACATACTCCCACAAAATCCCATTCACGATCTCCATTTGTTCCGCGTATTCTTTGACTTTGGTGCCGACCGGTAAAACCTTGATAACCTTGCCCCCGGGCGTGATCCGCAAATTCAACCCTATGCTGGAAGTTACCTTTCCGTCCTGGATGTAATCCTTGGCCGCGTAGCCGTATACTCCCGCCGGCGCGGACAATAAGTTATCCGTCATCACGAACCAACTCTCGAACGGATTATAATCTTGCGGATGATAGAATATCCCGCAATTACCTTTGCCTTCGCCCCAGCTGTTCTGGATAATCCCATACTTATCGCGGCCGTAACCGCAACGTCCGATGGCGTGGCCCCAGGTTGCTTCTCCGGCCAATGGCGCCCTTATATGTGATTGCTGCCAGCCCGGATTAGATCCGGTAAATCCGCTAAGCAACATTCCATACAAAAAATTGGCTTCGTTCAACCTTTTTAAATCATCCACCTTGGCATAAGCGCCGATCTTCCACTTTGCCGGATCGCCACCATTGATTGGCATCGCCCCGACTTTTTGCATAACTTGTAATGCCGACCTGAAATACGTCCCTTTGACATCTGGCATACCGTCAATCAGTTTGCATTGCTGGTAGAGCCACTCTCCATCGAATTCGATCTCAATCCCCTGCTTATAGGCCAAATATGACCGCAGAACCGCCCCGCTATGCCCCACGCACGAAGGATTGCTCCCTTGGTTGTGGATCGGGATATTGAATGTCCGCGGCATATTGTCGGGAATCGCCGCCGGAATAGGCGCCACCGCCGAAAGCGGGAAATCCCGAATGTCTTCCGGCGAAGGCAATAATCCCGGGAAAATTGTTTCTTCTTTTTGCATTGATATGATCGCTCCTTTCGGCCGCGTTGGTTATAATTCGATAGTTAGCTTTGCCTTCCGCACGTGAAAAGCGTTACCTAACTTCGAAACCTTTGCCACTATCCTTCTCGCTTCGCTGCGGCTTTTTCCGATGGAGAAATCTCCATCATCATTAACCACCGCCCAGCACTCGATTATCTTCTTTTTTGTTTTTGCTGCCATATTGTTTCTGGCGGGCAATAGGGGGAAAACACACGGTCCATCGTTTGGCTTGGGTATGCTTCATATGGCTTAGTCGTGGACTTAATCCCATTAACCACTCACCGGCATTTTCCCTCTGCTGCCCGCCAAATTAAATTTACAATTTACTTAAACCGATCAAATGCGTTTTGATCGTTACAAATCTTCGTCTTCGCTATCATCGGTCCCGGTATCTGCATCGGCCTTGAACATCGATTTTCTTCCCTTGCCCCTTTTCTCGAGTTCCCCCTTCAGGATCAACCCATAAATGTAATTATTCACGGCCGTAACATTGCGCCCCACGCAATCGGCAATGTCCTTCATCGGTTCATCCGCCTTGTACATCCGCATGATCTTTTCTTTTTCCTCTGGGGTATAGCGTTTCACTTCGTTCATCCTCAACTGGCTCGGTTTCCGGAAACAGAATCGCTTGAATTTTTCCGGATATTTCCGGAGGCGTAATGACAATCACGCCATTTGAAAGTTCTATTTTCATAGATTTATAGCTTATTGATAAGCTTCAACTTATTTTCTCCCCATTGTTTTTCGATCAAATATTCGGTTGCCATCCGCATTTTGTCGACAGGGACCATTTCTTTTATTTTTTCTTTGATTGCCGCCTCCCAATTATGATAAACATAGGTACCGGCCAATTCTGATTCATCCTTCGATTTCCATTCGTGGCGCTTGCAGATTGTTCTGGCAATACTTGTTCCTTCGGATTGCATGACCAGCTCCAAAAACACGTCGGCAAATTTTTCATCGATTGGCCACACAATACGGCCCAAAGCCTCAACAATTTGTGTCTCCAATTTTTGCGCCTTCTCTCTTTCTTTTTTTAACTCTTTTTTCCGGGCCTCTTTTTCTTCCGGAGTCTGCTCGTATCCGGATGATGAATGACTCCCGTAATGAACCTCGCACTTGCGATTGCTGCAGATCTCTTTGATTGTTTTCCCGATACCAGCTCCCTGGGCGATGATTGCCGAATGGATGCTCTCGCATCGCTTTGATTTTTTATCAATCACTTCGTAATCGCTTTTTGATAAAATCCCTTTCTCCGGATTCGAATACTCATCCGAAACTTTGGTCATGTGATCTTTTTTCGCCCGATAATTGACATAGGCATCCATCTTCCGCTTCCAGCATTTCAGATCGTTGCAAGTCCCGGATTTTACCGGTCCGAATAACGTCGCGCTCACCGGCTTGCATTCCACGCACGGACCGACAACTTTCTCAAGTTCTTTATTTCCCACCCACGGTTGCCGGCTTATCGGCGAATAAATATTGTCTTCGATCCATTCCTTCAGACGCTTAACGGGTATCAGATCGTGATAACTATTAGCTTCCTTCATTGCGGATTCCTGGTCTCTGGCCGACAGTTTGGCGATTAATACCGCGTGGCCGTCGGTAATCTTCCCTGATCGATACGCAGCTGCCGGCTTTTCAACCAAGTTGGTCAAGAATAACCTCTGCCGGATATAGCTTTCTGACTTCCCAACTTTTGCCGCGATGCTCGAGATCTCATAATGCGATTTCTCGGCCAGCTGGCGATAACTTTGGCCTTCATCAAGCGGATGCACATCTTCGCGTTGCAGGTTTTCGATGATCTGGATCTCGCGGGATTCGTCATCGGTTAATTCCTCAATTCCGGCCGGAATTTCTTCCAATCCCGCCATAAGAGCGGCTCGATATCTCCGGTTGCCGGCGACGATCTCGTAAATCTTTGTCCCGATATTTTTTGGTCTGGCAATCACCGGCACCAAGACACCTTTTTCTTTAACGCTGGCAACCAAATCTTCAAAAGGCTTATTTTCCCCCACCTTGAAAGGTCGGGGATTGGTTGCCGATTCATACGCCTCGGATACTTTGATCGTTTGAAGATTCATTTTTTATCGGCAATTTTTTCGTATTGGCTCCAATACTCCCAAAATGTGCCTTTTAGTTTCAAAAAGTTGTGGCAATCAGCGTGCCGGAAACAGTTGGACAACGCCTTCACAAAGCTCCCGCCGAATCTTTCCATCGCGTCAACAACTTTCAGTTCTTGGTCGCTCATATTTTTACGCGGTAACTTTTGCCCGACGGCGTCCGACCTTTGCGATGTCTGCTTCAACTTCGTTCTCGCGCGAATCTTCCTCCGCTTTTTCTTTCTCTTCCGCCTCCCACTTTTTGACGCTCTTCACGAAAGCGTCTTTTGGATCAACCGCAAATTCGCGACTGAAAGAAAATAGGTTTTCGCCGGCATCAGCGGACTTGGCCACCTTGCCGATAACAGTGATCTCCACCGTATCGCCAAGCTCGATGTCGTAAGCCGGATCCGCTTCCTGGAGATTGCTAAGCGCGAACTCTTTTACCTTGCCCAGCCGGATTATTTTGGATATTGGTTTTTTGTTCATCTTTTTTTAAATTATTAAGATTTTCCCGTTACCACAAAAGATAATTAACTATCCCGTCCTTATCTTTCAAAATATCTTCGATTGTCATTCTCGCCGGGAACGATTTTTCAAAAACTCTCATTAGTTGCATAGGACAATCACCCCAAAAATCTTGCTCGACTTTCACTTTTGTTATTTGCTCATCCGAAAAATCAAATTCCACTTTCAAAACTTTTGTGTTGCATGTTCCCATCTTTTTTTAAATTATTAACTTCAAACTCCTTTTGGCATTTCACGCATTTCACGGCCTTATATCCAAATTCGTTGGAGACCACTTTATTGGAATGTCCGCAATTCGGGCAAACCCAGCGCGAATTTTGGAGTACGACCTTATCTTTTTCCATTTTCTTATTTAATTTCCTCGACCTTGACAATTACCTTGCTTTCTCCGGTATAATCCTTGCCGGCGTGATCTTTCCGAAACTTATTAACCGCCTCAACTTTACTGAAAGCTTCGACCGTTTCAAATTGGTAATTTCCGCAATTCTCCGCGTCCACCGTATCGTAAGTAACTCGAAATTTTGCCATAGGTTTTATGCTGAATATTGTAAAAAACAAATTTCCGCAACCGTAGGGAAAAGGTAAATTCCAGCCGCATCTCCCAAAACTTAAAATGAATCTGCCAATCTTAATCCTCTCGTGAAAACATCTACACCCGCACTTTTGACAAACCGGCTGTTGCGCTATTGATACCGTTTCTTCCTCCATATTTTTATTCTAAAAATAATAATTTTTGCGCGGCCACTCTTCCCGGTGCCGGGTAATCGATTAATTTCAGAGAACGCAAATATCCAAGATTGTTGAAATATCCTCCCGACGTGGAAGAAATCGTCCGGCCTAATACTTCGCCCGCATTCGCAGCAAGTTCACCTTTGGTAATTGATTCCGGATAAAGTGAAATCGCAACCTTTAAAATTGCCGCCTGGGAAGCTGAAAGTTTGCGAATAATCTGCTGTTGCAGTTCCTCGCTTGTCGATGGAACATTCCCCGGATCGGCAACCGCGCGGCCTTTACCCGTCAAAACAAGCATTCCCGCCCTCGGATATTCAATAAATCCCGCGGTTCTCAAAGTTCCCAAATTGTTAAAATATCCGCCACTGGTTGGACTTTGGTCAGAAAGTAGCGCTACCTGGGTTTTGTCGCCTTCGGCAACCCCGATTGTTTCAAGCCACGATAACGAATTCAGAATTTTCTGCTTGGACATCGATGGCTTAAATTCAGATATTGGTACATTCGTTTCCTGCAACTCGTTGCGCGGCGCTGTGATAATCGTTGGGGCAACCGACGGTTTTTGGTTTATAACCTTCCCTAAATCCGCAGAAAATTTATTGACGCTTGCCTCAACCACCGGAACATATTCCTTCATCGCCTTCAGCATCCGCCGCATATTGCTTTCGGCGACCTTTAATTTTTCCAAAGTTCTCTTTCCAACTACTGGCACTTCGATGCGCTTGATCTTCGTTGTCGGCGCAGCATAAACAGATTTCGGTGCGCCCATTTTTATTTCCTTTTCCAATTGGACAATTCGCTTCCTAAGCATACGCGGGTCATCCTGTTTCACCTTTTCAATCGTTGCCGCCATCTGGCGCTTCAAAATATCAATATCGATATCCGCTAGGTTCTTTGGCTCGATTGGCTTTTTTCCCACCTCCGGAGTCGCGCCCGAATCGAATGTTTCTATCGGCAGAACATGAACGCGCTTAAAAATTCCTTCAACTGTGGGCCAACCGGGAGACCAAAACCAGGCATCGCCGACCGGAAGCGACGGCAACGATTCCATTAAGATTTTACGTTGCTCCGGTTCGCCGTGAACCTGTATCCAGGCATCCATCGCGGCTAGATCCTGCGGAGCGATCGTACGTAAAGCAACCAAAACCTGTGTCTGTGTCAAAACATTTTTGTTGAGAACCGCCGACCGCTGCGTAACCAGCGTACAACCGATTCCACGTTGACCTCCGCGCCGGACAATATCTTCTGCCGCTCCAAGCATCCGCTCCTCGCCTTTCTGCGGCTTCTGAGGCGCCACAGCATCCGCTTCGTCAATAACAACCATTACCGGCGTCCGGTAGATTTCCTTTGCCTTCAAGCGATAAAGATTTTCCAAGAATCCGGTCATAAACGTTGCAACCTCGTGCTTTCGGAAAAACGATAGATCAATGAGGATACTTACTCTTTCCTCGACCACCAGTTTGGCTACGATCTCGCCGGCATTGACTTCAAGCGGGACATCGCCATGCTCGCCGCCAAGAATTACGATCGGAAGGCCCGGCGCTTTCCCGTCCGCGGTTGATCGGACACCCCACTGGTCGCCTTTCGGATCCACCAGCACAACTTGCTGGCCGGCCTGGAATAGTTGTTCGACGATCCGGCGCATTGTATAGCTTTTGCCGGCGCGGCGCTTTGCAAGAATGCCAATCGTCTGTGTGACGATCTCAAGCGGCAAATCGAGATCCTTGGAAATTTTAATGGTTTTCATGTTTTTTAATCTTCATAACCAAATAATGGCCTTTGTTTCCGGTAACCAATCATAAATTCCACGTTTCCCGGAATAATTTCGCCGGTATGAACATCGCGAACCTTAACAAGTTTCCGTTTCGCCAAATAATCCACATAATTTTTACAATCGCGAAAACTCCCCGCCGCCTTGCGCTGCTCAAAAAGAAGTTCTATTCCTGATTTTTTGCTGATTTCTGTATCCATAAAATTACCGTGGCTGATATTGCCGCTCTTCGTCGTAAACCTCGCATCGGACATCCTCCTTGACCTTTTCGCTGGCCATCGTCATCTTTGCCGCCAATGCCGCTTTCGCATTTTTAATTTTCTCCAAATCAAAAATAAATTTTGGGTTTTCTTCTTTCTTTGTATTTATCTTCTTAATAGGGTTCTTCTTCGTTGCTGTTTCAGCTACCCCTTGAGTGCTGTTTTGGACACCCCTTTGATCATTTTCAGCTACCCCTTTTTGAAGTTTTCCACCCACTTCTCCACCGGTTATCCCGAGGGGTGCTATTTCAGCCACCCCTTGGGCATTTTCTGACTGATTTTTACCCTCCGTTTTTACTGATTTTTTGCCAATTTCTCCTTTATTTTCCTCAAGGGGTGCTGTTCTGGACACCCCTTTTGAAAAGTAGTCGGCGTTCATTTTCCATAGGTCATTGACAGTGTAAACATTGACTTCCTGTGTCCCACCTCTGGTAATCACTTTTCGTTTGCCTTTGTAGGTTATCCATTTGTGATCAAGAAGATATTTCAGGGATTTTTTGAGCGCGATTCTTCCGATCCCCAGCTGATTCATCAGGAATTTTTCCGATCCGCTGAATTCGCCGCCCTCGCCGGCAACCCGTTTCATCTGGGCATAAGTCGCCTGATCGTTGGCAGTGGAATGATTGAGGACGAAATTCGGGATAATCGTAAAGTATTTATGATCCCCGCTCTCGTCGATGATTTGTAGATTAGCCATAAGTCGCAGAACTTATTTTTAAACCCTATTCGGCGTTGAACTCGCCCACTTTCTTGAACAAAGAAATCAAATCGCCCTCTCTTTGGATCACAAATTCGTCTTCATTTTCCTTGGTCCAACCATGAGACTTGAGAAATGCCTGGTATTTTTTCAGACCCTCCAATTTTTTCGCCGCGGCGATCCTTTCTTTCTCGATTTTATCGGCCGCGTCTTTCTGTTCGGCAATAACCCTTTCTCTCGCTTCCTCGGCCATTTTTTGCGCCTCCTGGGCCTTTTTCCTTTCCTTTTCGACCGCTTCCTTGGCTTTCATTTTTTGAAGCTCCAATTCCTTCTTTCCCCGTTCCTCGGCCTCCCGCCGCGCCTGCTCTCTGGCCTCGGCAATCCTCCGCTCGTTTTCAATTTTTGTTTTTTCCTCGTTCATCGCTCTTTCTTTCTCCGCGAGATATTGCTCCTTTTTTTGGTTATAAAATTCCTGAAACTTGCCGTTGTCCATCAGTAAAATCGCTTCATCGTCAATATCAATCCCCATTTCTTTCAACAAGCTTTTTCTTTGCGGCAAAAGCCCGCGCCGCGCATTCATTTCTCTTTCCTTGTCAATCGCTTCCTGCTTGGCCTCCAATTCTAACTCCAACGGTTCAATGATTCCCACATACTCTTTTTCTTTCGCAATCACCGCCTTTTGGAAGGCGATTGCTTCCGCCCTCAATTCTTTGCCGGTCTTTTGGATTTCGCACCTTTTGCTTTTCAAATCCTTGCGAGCGGCGTCAACCGCAACATAACCGTCCTCATCTTCAACCCCCCTGATTTTCAATGACCGATATTTTTCCGCCGCCGCGATAAGCTCCGCTTTTTTCGGCGAAAATGCCTCAATGTTTAATTCCATGTTATTTGCCGTTTAATTTATTAATTTTCTCGCGGGCCCTTTCTCTGGCCGCCATCGCCCGGAATCCGTCGCTAACCTCAATATGCTCCATCGCGTCCTGCAATATTTCCGGTTTTTTCTGCTTAATAGCTTCATCGGCGACAGTCTGCCAATAATCCCGCTTAAATTCCTTCTTCATGTTTTTTGCGGCTTTCTACCCATTCTTTGACCTTTGACTCTGGAAATGAGAAATTTTTCCCTTGCGGCAATAATGCGACTACCTCTCTTTTGAAATCGTGGTAAAAATAAAGAGCTTGCGCACTGTTGTTCTCACCAAACCAATGCAACAGGATCGATAACGCCAGTTGCGCCGGTCCGCTGCCGCCGTATCCCCAGTTAAATCCATCCGGCGAATGGTTGATGAATTTCTGGCTGTCGGCCGGGTCCAATTTAAAGCCTCCAAAGAAAACATTTCTTGAAGGATAATATCCAACAATTTGCCCGAACATTCCGGTTTCTTCCGGCACGGATTCTTTCAAGCGCAAAGAATTAACCGCTGACATCTTTTTGCCATGATTGCTTCCCCCGCACTCACATTGGCACCTTTTGCTTTTCGAATGGGCGTAACGATCCGCCCACCCCTTAGAACATTGTATTTCCATATTTTTTGGAGGCGAGGAGGCGGTTGGTGCGCTACTGCACAACCAGCCTCCCCCTCGTCTGTAGCCCACTTAATTGCTCCTCGTTTCTTCTTCCTCCTCCTCTTCGCCTTCTCCCAACTCTTCATTTGTCGCTATCAGGCAGTTGCCCACAATCAGCTCATCGTTGTTCGCGGGATACTCTTTGATCGGATATTGGTCGCGCCAAAACTTCGTGGCTTCTTCATTGATTTTTAAACCGATCAATTTACCTTCATCATTTACGACGATCGAGTCTCCATCCGGCATGGGCACTATCTGCACCACTCCGCCAACAATCATTTTCATTTCTTCCAAAGAAAACGATTTTCTGTTTTTGGGTAAAACATCAATAACTATCCCATCAACGGTATAAAGTTTTGCCAT